GAACAGGTAACACTAACATTTTCTCTAATGCTACTACAGGCACAATGTACTTTAACACCGCAGGAGCAACTATAGCTTTCGGTAATAGTGATGGGGGTGCAGCTTTGACATTGTCAGGTAACAACAACTTATCTCTTTCCACTATCTTAACCCAAAGCGAATTATCCACTCCTTCTACCCCGGCTGCGGGAACAGGGGTATGGTACGTGAATTCAACAGACAGTAAGCCCCATTTTAAAAGTGATGGTGGGGTAGATTACGATTTAGGAACTGCTGCAACTTCAGTAGCGCAGGCCAGTGGTCAACTTGCTTACGGCACAGGAACAGGTTTAACAAGCAGTAGCAACCTTAAATTTGACAATACAAACAAGGTTTTGGGATTAGGGGGGGCAACCACCCATACTTGGGCGGCACAATCCGCAGTCATTGAGGGTGATAATGAGGCAATCTTTATGGGGAGTGGCACTGACTTACACATGATGTCTAATGCATATTATGACGGAACCTGGAAATATAGTTCCACCCAAGCGGCCATTGACCAATACTTATACCAGGGGAACTACATCGTACGTACCGCCGCAAGTGGTACAGCTGATGCAGCGATTACGTGGACAGACCGCTTCAAAGTTGATAACACTGGTTTAGTCACCATAGGTAGGTTAGCTACAGGAGGTACAGCCCCCACTACCACAGGCACAACAAAAATGGTAATTACCGATGCCAACGGGCAACTTTCTTTCGCTAACATTCCTTCGGGTGGCGGTGGTGGTTTAGTGGATGGTGATTATGGTGATATTACGGTAGGCGGCACAGGAACTACCATGACTATTGATAACTTAGCTGTAACAAATGCTAAGATAAATGATGTGGCATGGTCAAAGGTAACAGGAGCACCCACTACCTTGTCCGGCTACGGTATCACCGATGCCCTTTCTTCCTCTACCACCAGTACGCAGAATGGCTATTTTACTGATGTGGCATTAAAGGATGGTTCCTTTTATACCTTCCTTTACAGTCTCACTACTACCGCATATACCGCTAATCGCAGTTTAGCGATTGACCTAAATAACGGCGATAGATACTTGGGTATTAACGGTGATCTTATCGTTAACCTTGGCGGTGCTACAGTCGGCGGTACTAATACGGGAGATCAGTTTACTAACACCACAGCCTCTAGACTGATTGGAAGGTACGCAGCCACAAGTGGTGCAGCACAGGAGATCACCGTGGGTACGGGCTTGACGTTGAGTACCGGCGGCTCATTAAGTACAAGTACAGCAGTCGTATTGAATAACCAAGCCAACAGCTATACGGCGGGTAATAAGCAAACCTTTGCCGCCAATACCACCAATGCTGACATACGGTTGACGGGGTTTACCTCTGACCCTTCTTCTTTATCCGCAGGGGATTTATGGTACAACACTACGTCAAACGTGTTTAAGGGTAGGTTTAACACCACAACTCGACAATTGGCGACATTGGATGGTACAGAAACCCTGACCAATAAAACCATAAACCTATCAAGCAACACCCTGAGCATGACTACAGCACAATTGAATACAGCGTTGAGTGATAATGATGTAGCAACATTGGCGGGAACAGAAACATTGACCAATAAAACCATTGATGGTAACAGTAACACCTTAACCAATGTTCCCAATAGGTCCAAGGGGGTTAGCATTGTAGCCCCTTCCTCCAGTGAACAGGTGATGCTCTATAAGGCGGGAAGTAATGGGGTAACCATATCTAGTGTGGATATAGCCATAAGGGGTACCTCCCCATCCGTTACCTATGCTATTAGTTATGGGTCAACCTATGGAACAGCAACAAGTACAGTAGTAGCCTCCAATGCAGTTACAACAACCGGTGGTGCCACATTAAACGTAACGTCCATTCCGGCAAATAACTATATATGGATAACTACTTCAGCTACTTCAGGCACAGTAAATGAATTTACAGTATTAATGAAATTCAAAGAATAATGAAACGAGTATTATATTCCTTATTTCTCACTACCCTACTGATGGTTGGTTCTTCCTTAAAGAAGAAATCGCCAACTCCCTTTACTATATCTGCACTAACGGCCAACGGGGGTTGGAACAATAAAACAGCCAGTACATCTTGGACATTTGCCTATTCCGTTGGAGTAACTGCGGGAAGAACTTATTTTCTAGCAATTGCTTGTGATAATTTGGGAACCGCAGATGGGGATAATGGTGATGTAACCAGTGTATCGGATAATGCCGGTAATACCTTTACCAAAGCCGCAGAATTTACTAATGGCCAAGGTGGTGCAGCATCAGGAGCAACGGTAAGTGTGTGGTACTGTTCTTCCATGCTGGCAACTACAACATCAAATTCCATTACGGTGAATTTCTCCGGGTCTCCTGCGGCCAAAGCAGCCAACGGATACACCACCACCATTACATCGGGGAATGTGATCGGGGTTGACTCTTACACAACCCGGGCTGATGATAACTTGGACCCCGGTTCCATGTCCTTTAGTAGTGGTACTTCAAGGCAATATTTACTTTTTAGAGCAATGGCGGTTGAGAATACAGCGGTTAACCCAACCGCAACATCGGGTTGGTCAACAAGTACTGCCAGTGGGTCTTCGGGTGGGGGTGCGGCCTCAAACATGATGATTGGGGCGGAAAACCTTATTAGTACCACTACGTCTGCTACCAGTGACCCTACAGTAGTAGCAGCCGACTGCGCCAGCTTATTAATAGGGTTTTATGAATATACCCCTGCACCCCTGACGAGGAGAATAACCTACATAGATTAACCTTAAAAACAAACAATAATGAAAAGAAAATCACCCCTACTAATCCTTTTCACCATATTATCTTTAGTGGTAAGGGCCCAGAACATAGACACAGTAGTAGTAAAAACTATAACCTTTACGGGAGAGCAATGGGCTTGGTTAATTGGTAATTATACCAACGTCAACGTTGATAGCTCATCAGCTTCAGTATTCCGATTCATCCGTGATAAAATTAGGACAGCAAACCCCCCAACCTGGACAACCAATGTTACGGTTGATAGCTTACCGGGCCGAATTTACCTTGATTTTTATAAGACCGTTAAAACAGCAAATGCCGGGGAGATAGTATCACGCTATACCTCCATGGTCAATGCTATGAGGACTAAAACCAACATGCTATCCTGGTTTGATGCCTTTGACGCTATTATGGATGCAGACTTTAACCGAAAGCGAGATGCGGGTAAGCATATAGTAATGGACAACTAGCCTGGGCAAGTTTACTTACTAACAACACTACTATTACCAAATTAAATCAAAGTTATGTCAAAGAAAAGATACTTTAAGTTGGGTGCCAAAGCCCATACCTTCGTAGACCCTAAATCAGGAGTTCATATCACCGGAAAAGAGGTTGTAGAAGTGGATGCAAAAAAATGTAAAGGTTCTAACCAACTGGCTACAGCTTTAGGTGGAGGCCATATCAAAGAGGTAGAAGAAGATGAGTTTAATAAATATAAAGCTAGCTTAGTAAAACCCAAGGCTGGCGAGGCCCCCGCTGCTACCTCAACTACAGTAGAAGAAACCACGGATGAGGACACCGATGAAGATGAAGAAGAAACAGAGGATGAGGACACTGATGAAGATGAAGAGGAAGAAACCGAGGAAGAAGAAGAAGAGGAGCAGCCTAAAAGGGGAAGAGGCCGGAGAAAATAATCCCTAACAATTTTATATAACAAAGCCCACCATTAACTTGGTGGGTTTTTTTAGCATTTAAGAATATGGCATTACCAGTATCATCCTATACATTTGAGCAAAACGGTTTAGAAGTAAACTTTAAGGATACTTCAACCGGGTTACCCACTTCTTGGGAATGGGATTTTGGGGATGGGACAGCAGTAGATAATACCCAAAACCCCGCTCATACCTATGGTGATCCGGGGGTGTATAATGTATCCCTTAAGGTTACTAATGCTGAAGGTAGTAATACCTTCGTATATACTTGGGTATTTAGAGCTGAGCCAGGATTATCCCTTACTATTGCCGAAATGGTCAAGGAGCAAATGGGTATAAACTTAACCTACACCAATCTATACCTTGACCAGGTAGTTAAGAAGTGGCAGTTATACCTACAAAATGCTGCTGAAATATTGGATGCCGATGTATTCAACGAGGCTAAATGGCCCTCTCTATATAATGCTATGATAAGTAAGCTAATAGTAAGAGAGGCTATGATTAATATTATAAGCAAGGCTGTTAGCTCAGCTGCTAATACCGGAAAGGGTGGACTGAAGAAAATTGAAACCGGACCCTCTTCGGCAGAATGGTACGAAGCCTCTACATCTATTAGCAATATGACCAGAACCTCCTCCGGTGGCACCGTCAAGGATGTAGAAGATGAGGTATGTGATCTAGCTATTAGATTAGAGGTAAGATTTCATTTTTGCCCCAAGATTCGTAAGACATTTATATTCCAAGTAGCAAAGAAAATTTGTTAATATGGATTTATTAGGAGCACAAGCATGGAGTGACTACAAAGCTTTAATGAGAGACGCTCATGATACCTTTGCACAAAAGGACATGATATGGAAAAGGCTAAAGTCCACCCTTGATAGGTATGGTGAAGATAGTGATGACAATGGCTATGATATTATAACACTTAAGGTCCTTATTAACTATAACTACATGCGTAGTTGGCCTATTACCTTCCAAACAGAAACGGGTGGATTGGATAGGCAATCAGTACAGATACTTATTAACAAGGATTACTTAAGAGAATTAGGGTACATAAACGGTAATGGGTTCTTTGAATATGACCCAGTACTTGATGTATTTATAATCGATGGTTTAAAACACGTTCCCTTTGGTGATACACCTGCTTCACAAATACAGGACGATGATGTATTTATAACCCTTATTCTTAAAAGGGACGAAAGCCCAACACAATATAAACGATAATGCCCCGGGGTTCAATAACTAGAGGCCAAATAACCGATGCCCTTGGTAGGATAAGGATTGAGGTAAAACCAGTAGGTAAGCTCGATCAAGTTATCCGCCAAGTCAATAGGTTGGGTCCCGATGTTAAGGAAGCCTCAATAAAAGCTCAAAAAAAGGTAGCTAATGAAATAGCCAAAATAGTAAAAGCTCATATAAGGAACCAGGATTTGGGGTGGGCACCACTCTCCGAAGAGTATGCCATGAGGAAAGATATATATGGGTTAAACAGCAAAACATTATGGGCATATGGTAATTATTACAGAGCTATTGAGGTTTGGAAACCCGGTAATACCAGTATAGTTAACGTAGGGGTTAGAAAAGGTAAATACACTAAAACACCATCTGGTAAAAGGAGCAGACTGGAGATTGCCCGGATAGCTGCAATACATGAGTTCTCCAGTGGTAAAAAGATCCCCAGAAGGCCCCTATGGAATCCAACCATTAAACAATTGGGTGGAGCCAGGGGATTACAGAAGATGTACATAAATTCCTTAATATACCACTTAAGGATGAAGGGTATACCTATTACTCAATTTAGAAACTTACTATAATGGCATTAAGTAGAGCACAAGAAAGATTGGAGAGAAGCTTATTCGAGGCTATTAGAAAAGTGTTGGTTGCAGAAGGTTATCTACCAGACATCACCAATACTGCCAGATACCCCGAGCCATTTAATAATGCTGCACAAGCCAACTGGGAAGCTGACCTAAACACTGTAGCTGGTGATAAGGGTTTTGCTGTAGAAGCTTTTAACCACAGTCAGACTAAGGGATTAAAGAAAGTACCCCGTATAGTTATCATACCCCGGAGGTCAATGCCTGGGGATATCGGGTATCCTATGGATGGTATGATAATACAAAACCCAAACGATCCCCTTACCTATGTAAGGGCGGAATTCCCTTACGAGTCCAGTCATTTTAATATAGATATCCATTTAGTTTCAGCTTCAGCCAAGCAAGATAGGATTTTAAATGCAGTACTGGCATCGGCATTTGGGATGAAGAAATACGTTCCTTATTACGATGATGATTCCGATAGATTCTTAATTAGGCAATATAACTACTTGGATTTACCCGACCCCCTGGAAGGAATAGAGGAAAAGGTTTATTCATACGAAATACCAGACGTAGCTGACATAGGGGATAACTTCCAGGCGTTAGGGTTAATTAGCCAAATCACCCTGCAACTAACATCGGTTGAATTGGCAGCTTACATAACCCCACAAACCACAGGAACAGATGATGGGGGATTATTAATAGATCTTTCTGGTATAAAATTCACCTAATATATGAAGTTCTATTTTTCGGGCATATCAGCCAAATCATACTTATTCCTATTCGTTATGGATTTTTTTAAAGTAGTATTCATGCCCGACATAGATTTAATATTCTGGGCTTCGGTACTAATCATATTAGACCTACTCACGGGTATGATAAAGGCTCATATAAATGGGGACCTCGTCATATCAGCAGGAATAAGGAAAACAGCAATAAAGCTATCTCAATACATGGGGGCTATTGCTGTTTGTTTCGTATTAAGCAATGTTGCAGCCAGTAGTAAGGACACAAGCTTCTTTGGTAATGGTATGTACGATAAACTAAAATTTACATTCCAGTTCCTCAATAACCTGGTAATGTTCATGATTATTTACATAGAGAGCATATCAGTATTAGAAAACGGCCTTGATATAAATGGTGATTCTCTATTTAGCAAGTTCTTCGTAAGGCCTTTACATAGGTTATTATCCTTAGCTATATTGGTTAATGCTATTAAGGTTTTATCCGACCGGACACCCAAACCAAAAGGATAAATACAATACTAAACCTATAACTTATAATCTTATAACTCAATAAAGTATGAAGTCACCCAATACAAATTTCAATGAAGTTGATATATCTTTTGCCGCTGGCGATGTAGCTGCCGGCAGAAGTGCTGTTATGCTTCAAACAGAAAGGGGCCCCATCGGTAGACCCGACTTACTAATTACTTCCTGGCCCCAATACCAAAGGTTGTATGGGGGATTATTACAAAATAATGATGGGCCATTGCTTGCTAAGAGGGCCCTGGAAAGAGGAACTGCCTTAAGAATTAGCAGGCTGGTCCACTACACTGACCCAGCAGATGCAGAAAGCTTTGACGCTGAATTCTCTTCAGGCTTATCCACTTTCAGATATATATTGGGTGGATTCATGGTAGCTGCTCATACAGCAAATTATACTATAGGCGGAGTAACAGTAAGTCAGGCATTCTCAGTAGATACCCTGACTACCATTAAATTATTAGCAGCTAAGATTAAAGCTAAATTTACTTCGGTATTGGATGTGGTAGTAGTATCGGCCGGGGAATTTTTGGTAGTACCAAGCTATGGTGCTATAGTACCTAACTTTACCATTACTACTACTGGTGCCGCAGCTCCGGCTGTTACAGCCACTAATTCTAATGCCTTCATTAGTGCTGATGACCATGCTACAGTATTATTTACCTTTACCCCCAAATATCCCGGGGCAGCTTATGATAATTTAAAAATTACTACCAAGGCTGCTTCAAATGGTGCTGAAGCCTACTTTGATTTGATAATAGAGCTACTGGGTACTGATATTGTAGAGACCTACCCTAACCTTACTATACCCGGTTCGGTAACAGTTGCCAACTCAAACTACTTGGCTGATGTGGTTAAAACATCGGAATTAGTAAATGTAGTATATAGCGATTTAAGTGCCATCGGCATTATGCCAATAGTACCTGCCCCCCAGGTAGTAAAATTCGATGCCGGCACAGATGGCAGTGCCTTAACAGTAACTGACCTTATAGGAGATTCCTCTGCTAAGACAGGCCTCTATGCCTTTGACGGAGTAGATGATGTAATGCAATTAGGTACATTTGAGGCACTGGGCTCTGGCGGTGGATTTCCCGAAGCTTTATCCGCTTACGTTTCCACACGTAAGGATTTGCAGGGTTTCATCCACTTAGCAAGCTTAACCGAGAATGCCTTGGTTACTGAGAAGGATGCCATCAATGTTGATGACTCCTATGTTATGTTCTTTGCTGGTGGGGTTAATATAGTAGACCCAAGAACTGGGGTACAAAGGGTAATTAGCGAATTAGGGGATGTGTTTGGCATTGCGGGTTATTCAGAAGTTAAAGCAGGTCCCCAACGTTCATTCTCTGGTTACAACCGGGGTTTGGTTACTAATGCCTTAGGTTCTGGTAACAAAATGGGTGCCGCCGGTAACATTGCTGGTTTAAACCTGGTAGCTCAAAGACAAATAAACGTAGTAATAGATAGGAATAAGAAAACAGTTTTATGGGGTAGCTTTACGGGTCAAAAAGCCACTTCTAAGTTATCCTTTGCTAACGTAAGGAGATTCCACATCTACCTTAAAAAAGCTTTGGGCCCCGTACTGGAAACATTCCTGGAAGAGCCTACAGATATCGAAACCTTCAAGAAGATTTACCTGACAGTTAAGCCCTTCATGGACGACCAGGTATCTAAGAGGGCAATTTACTCTTACCGTTGGGAAGGTGACCAATTTGCTGATACCATTGACGATGTGGTAATAAACAAAAAGGCTGATCTGGATTTAGGTAAATACAAGGTACAGTTATTCTGTAAGGATATCGTTTCCATGCAGGAGTTCTCTATCGATATAGTAATTACCCCATCTTCAGTAAGCTTTGAAGATGCCGTTGCTATAACAAACCAATAATTACTAACATATAAACTAAACATACTATGCCTGCAAAAGTTCAAAACCCCCGGAAACAATTCCAGTTCCGGATTATCATACCGGGGATGAACCCCTTCTTAGCTCAGGAAGTAAAATTACCCGACATAGACTTTGATTCTACCGAGCATGGAGATACAGGGTATATGGTTAAGACTGCGGGTATGAAAAAAATAGGTCAGCTTTCTGTAACCAAGATCTGCCCTGCTGATACTTTGGATGTTACGATGAGGGTATGGAGCAAACAGATAATGGATACAACCATCGGTGGTGGAGTTCCCCCACAGGTTTATAAAAAACCAATCCTGGTGGAAGAACTGGGTAACGATGGAGTTTCTGTAATTGAAAGACACACCTACTCGGGTTGCTGGCCACAAAAAATTAACGGCAAGGATTTGAGCAGGAAGTCTTCTGAGAACACTGTAGAAAGCATCGAGTTTTCTGTAGATGAGGAAGACTAATATAATTGAAAGAAGCTATTTAATAAGGGTGAAACAAATAACAGGGCTAAGGATAACTTCTTTAGCCCTTTTAGTTTAAACCAACAAAACAAATACCAATGCAAGCAGTAAAGAATGAATTTACCCAACAGGTTTTCTTGGGAGAGGAAACCACATTCACACTACCAAGTGGGAATGAGATTAAAGCACGTGAAACCAATGGCGATGATGATGAGACCCTATCCAATGCTTCAGCTGCGGGTGAAGGAGCTAACATCATAAACTTCTTGGCCAGTGTAGTTACCCATGACAAATCCCTGGGCCGTAAACCAACAGTAGAGGATATAGTGGATTGGCCACTGGGTGATAAATACTATGCCATCTATAAAATCAGAATCCACAACCACGGTTCTGAGTTGGTGTTTAAGGAGAAATCCTCTAAAGGAGTAGAGGTTGATTTCACCCAGGATTTAAAGGAGTTTGACTTCTTTACCCCAGACCCCACTAACCCATCCAAAAAACCTTCTGGGCAAGAGGCTAAACCATATCCTAAGGGTATGCAAAGAGAAGTTGAATTCTCTACTTCTAGAGGGAACCTTTTTAAATTTAAGATTCTCAATAGCGTATTAGAAAGTAAGCAACTAGCGTCTACTGCAGATATCACTAAGAATACCCCTTTAACTTTAAGGGAGCTAAAAAGATTAAATAATGGACAATGGGAATTAGTTACCTACTTTGGTATATTCCCCTCAAAGGAGATGTCAGAAATAAGGTCTGCGGTAGAGAAGCTTGACCCGGTATTTGACCCCACCGTATTTATTACATTTCCGGATGGAGAGCAAAGGGCCATATCTTTACTTGCTATTCCAACTTTTTATTTCCCGGAGGCTCAGATATAGACGTAGACTGGGCCTACGTTAGTACCTCCGGGTTAAAGATAGAGTATCTTACCTTCAGATTACTGCCCAGGTCAAGAAGGAAAAAACTCATACACATAGCTCAGCTCATTGAAAAAGAAAGGAATAAAGCGATAGAGCAGATAGGACCATTGGCCGCTTTATTTTCAATTTTTAGATAATGTTTGGATTAGGTTCAAATACCCAGTTGGGAATAGGTATTGCAATTAAGTTGCACGACCAATTTTCCCAACAGGCCCAACAAATCAACAACCAGCTGCTGAAGTTAAGGAAGAACTCACAAGGTGCCTTGATTTCAGCAGCTCAGTCGTATAGGAACCAAGCAGCATCCATTGCTGCTGGTGCGGGAGCTGTGTCCTTTGCTATGTTCAAGGCTGCCCAAGATGGGGCTGAGTTCCAGCACAAAATAAACCAATCCTTCATCATCGGGGGTAAAGGTTTAGGAAAGAGCCGTAAAGAACTAGAAGATTATACATTAAACTTATCCAAACAATTCTCCATTGCCCCTACCGCCATTGCTAACTCCATGTTAGAAAATACCAAGGCGGGTGTAAGGGATAACCTTGAAGAGATTACTAAATACCAAATGGCTGCTGCCACTGCAGCCGGGGAACCCATTGAAGTAGTATCTGAAGCTTTACTTGCCGCCCAACACGGTTATAGCATAGCAGCTAAAGACTTCTCCTTTGTAGCTAATACCATGGTTGCTGCAGCCAATGCTTCTATGTCCTCATTACAGGACTTAGGGGTAGGCATGGAATATGCAGCCTTCACTGCTAAACGATTAAAGGTACCATTCCAGGACCTTAACGTCATGTTAGCAATGATTAGCCAAAAGGGTATTAGGGGTTCATCAGCAGGTACAGGTATCAGTAACTTCTTGGTTGAGATGTCAAAGGCCTTAGGACCTTTTGCTACTAAGAGACAAGTTGCTGCCTTTAAAATGCTGGGCCTTGATAGAGGTAAGATGGCTGAGCTGGTTAACTCCGGTAGGTCATTAGAGGCTATTATGGCGGTAGAAAAATCAACAACCGGTATGGCACCTACTAACAAAGTAGGTATACTTAATGCTCTATTCAACCGAAGAGGTGATAGGGGCTTGGCTGCTGTACTGGAAGGATTATTCGTTAATCCCAACGCTAGGAAAACTTTCTCACAAATATATAATGAAGTATATGCTGGTCACCGGGATAACATAGCAATCAAGCAGGCTGATGCAATGATGGGAGACCTACACTCACAGATGATTCTGGCCTCCAATGCTATGTTCCGAGTGAAGAACGCTATAACCCATGCCATGACCCCAGTCCTATCCTTCATGATAAGAGCCTTTATAAAGGTGGCCAACCTGGTAACTAGGATTGCTGAAAGTCCTATTGGTAAAATATTCTTCAGCTTAGTTGCGGTATTAGCCCCATTCGTTGCTATCATGTTTGCCTTCAGGGCAGCAGTAATAACAGCCACACTGGCCTTGAGGACAATCGGGGTACAAAGCGGAGTAGGTGGCTTTAGGGGAATAATGGGTGGCTTATTGGGTAACATGGGTAGTACCATGTTAATGGGAGCGTCCCGGGGTGCAATAGCAAGGAATGCCGCTGGTAGGTTGTATGTTGCTGCAGGTAATACAGTTAACATTGCGGGTAAGTTATATAAGGGTGGACAAATGTTACCCAAGGGTATGAGTGCTGGTAGTATGCTTATTAACGGTGCAGGCTTAGGAGCTACTGCTGCTGGATTAGCCGGTGGGGGTGCTGGTGCTGCCGGAGCTGCTGCTACTGCAGGTAGCTGGGCTTCAAGAGCTTTACCATGGGTTGCTAGAATAGGGGGAACAGTATTAAGGTTCTTACCATACCTTGGGGCTGCATACACAATCTACGAAGTTGTTAAAGGTATATACGACTTAAACAGAGAAGAGAAGACTAAAAAAGAACTTGACCCAGTAATGAGGGCATACTACCGACAGTTAGACCAACAGTTCTTAGGATATACCCAGACACCCGGGTTCTACAATGAAAACCAGATGTCTATGTTGGAGAAATTACAGGGCTCTGGAAAAGGTGCAAGCCTACAACAACAAATTAATATAAACGTTGATGGTAGACAAGCAATGGCTCAAGTGATACCCCAGATAATCAACGATGATATGAATACCCAACTTAATTACGACATACCCGGATAACAATGGCAGACAATCAAGTAAATCCCCCCGGTAGGAAAATAAACTTTAAGTATGCCCAGGGGACAGACATAAATGACTTCCAAAAACCAAACCAACCCTACCTGGTTGATTTGATTACTTTGGAGAAGTTGTTCCTTCAAACTATCCCAGTTGAGATAGAAGTTAATGCTGAAACCAATTGGGTTGCATTAGCAGCACCCGGTAGGAATAACCCTAACTATCAATTCTCCGGCTCAGAAGATAGCCTGGAATTTGATATTACCTGGTATGCTAACACCGAAGGCAAGGACGATGTGCTAAAGAAATGCAAATGGTTACAGAGCTTAGCTAAGAACGATGGGTATGACAACCCCCCACACCCCATTAAGTTCGTATTTGGGGATTTGTTCAAGTCAGCTAAGTGGATAGTATTCCATGCCCCTTACAAGCTGGGTATGTTTGATAGGAGTAAAGGTATGCTGCCCGGACTAGCTACCCAACACGTGGTTCTTAAAAGGGTAACAGAAACCAATATGTCACGGACTGAATTTTTAAAACTTGACACATGACAAAGGTAACCCCTCTTATACCGGATGATATATCACTAAGAGAAAATAACCCCTACTCAATAGGTACAATCTTCCTATTCGATGAGGGGGATTTTTTGTTAGATAGAGAACCAGCTAAGTTTACTAAGTCCGCCAGAGATAGATACTACACAGTGGAGAATGATAAGGACTTACTAGATATAGCCTTTGAAGCCTACGGGGATGCCAAATGGTGGTGGTTGATATATGATGCTAACCCCGATTTAGGTAACCCTTTTGATTTAGCAGTAGGCAAGACACTATTAATACCCGACTTAATCAAAGCTAAAGTAACAGCCTTAGACGTATGATAAAAAATGGGTTTTCAAGCATATTCGTAAGGGTATTCTATAACAACCTGGAATTAACGGACCAGGTTGAAAGGATGTCCTATGTAATGGATGAAGAGGATGACGACCTCTTAGATATAACTATACAAACTAGAGACCGCCATGCAGCAGATAGGCCTGAGTTTCAAGAGGGTGCTGAGCTCCATGTTATTTGGGGTTACATAAAAGGAGATACTGCCGAGAAAAGAAAGGTATGGATTAGGGAGGCTAAGGCGAGTTATAAAACAGAGATAATAGAAATTGTCCTAACCTGTACTGAGAAGGCCACTGAACTAAAGAGCTCTACGGACAATGCTGTATATAAGAATAAAAACTTTGCCCAGGTAGTAAAGGACAAGGCAGACAAACACGGATTAAAGGCTGAGATTGAAACCGACGATATAGATATAAACCTTAAGGTAGAACTTAAGAGGGATAAATATGGTTTTACCAATGAGACTTTAGATGAAGTATTAAAAAGGGAAACAGCTATTAAAATCCAGAAACAGTTTGATGAGCAGCAGAAATTGGCAAGTACCCCGGAAGGTCGTAAAAAACTATCAGTACAACTTCACGAAACTTTGGCCAGTGCAACCTGGACTAAAGAAATAGAAGAGAAGAAACAAATGAAGGAGGAATACCAAAAAACCTACAGAGACAGTAGGGGTAATCCTATGCCTTTAAGCGATGCCCAATTGGATATGATGTACAAGGCAAAGAAGATGGTTGAGGCCATGGGTGTCATGAAGAGTTCTCCCCAAGCTAATAAAAGTGATAAAGCCTATTTGAATGACCTGGGTAGCAGAGAGAAGTCAGGGCCTTATATGGTAGAATCAAGGGATGATAGGTTAATTATTAAGCGTAGAGATTTTAACCAGCCCCCTTATAGGAGCTACGAATATGGTGGACCAACTGGGGAACTACTGGACTTTACACCAGAATCTAAAACTCGTACCAAGGCAGGAGCTTCTAATGCCATGGGCTTTGGAGGTTGGAATCCCTTAAGTAAGACTGCCTTCAATGGAGTAGCAGATGGGGATGGGGATCCGGTATTAGCTAAGTGGACCAACGCCTTGAAGTTTTATAAAGCTCAGGTAGAAAAGGGTTATGGTGATGCTATCCTTACTCCGGAGAAAAGAGTTACTGTGGATAGAAGGACATTCGGCTCAGTACCCAAACAAAAGACTGCTGATAATACGGGGAGAGCAACACCATACAATAGCCCAACGGTTAAGGACAATGCCTACCAAAGCAATGACCTCCTAAGAGCGGGTGTAATGCAGTATGACATCCGGGTTAAAGATCACGTTAAGGCATTGGAGGCAGCCATCAAGGATAGAACAGAAACCAAGGATTTAAGGACAAGGCAATTATACAATGCTCTGGGTATAAACCCAGAAGAGGCGTTTAACCAAGCTAATGGTTTAAGGAAGAATTCAGAACTTAATAGGAACCCAGCATCAGCTACTGTATGGGGTGACCCCAACATCAAGACGGGTATGATTATTACCTTCTTAGGAGTAGGGAAAAAACACGCAGGGAACTATTATGTAAAAAGGGTAACCCATACTGTTGATAGGTCAAGTGGTTATATTACTGACATGGAATTTGTAAGGCAAGGTAGCAACATACAAACACCCGAGGCTAAGTCTCAAGCTAAGGGGAATCAAAAGGTTAATAACGTAGTGGGCCCCACTAAATCACAACAACACGCTAAATCTTTAAAGACCATAACCAATGGCGGCAATAAGAAAGGCTAGGCAGAAGAATCCACTCATTGCTATGATACAGCAAATGATTAACCTGGGGTGGGAGAACTTCGGAAAATACTACTCCTGCTACAGGGCTTTCGTAGCTGATGTGGATGACCCAGAGAATTTACAAAGGATTAAACTTATCATACCCCAAGTCACGGGGGACCAAATACACGACTACTGGGCATTTCCTAAAGGAGTATTTTATGGCCCAGGTTATGGACAGCAAGTAGTTCCCAATAAGGGAGATATGGTATGGGTTGAGTTTGAGGGGGGACAACCAGAAATACCCATTTGGTCTCACGGCCACCCCGCAAGGAAAGAGATGCCAAAAGATGAGCAATTAAAGGATAAAAATGCCTATTGGTTTATTACTCCCAAGGGCCATAAGGTAATCCTCAACGATACTAAAAATACAATACAAATAGAAAGCCGAGGAGGAGATAGTGTATTAATTACCGAGCAGTCAGTATCATTAGTTACCAAAAAACAAATCAGTTTAGGTACTAAAGATAAATCGGAGTACAAGGCAGTATTAGGAGAAGAACTAGTAAGTGCATTAAAGGACATGCAGAAATTTACACAGGATTTCTCTACTGCACTAGGAACGGACATAAAGAGTTCAGCTGGTACAGCCTTTTTAAAATACTCTGCAATGGCTGCTGCTAATCCCGGACTATCATCATTGGCAAAAGGTATTACAGCTAAGCTGGATAAAATATTATCTAACAAGGTAACCCTGGATAAATAATGGGCTTTAAAGCAAGCGAGGTACAGGACTTCATAGGAAAGGGCATAACATTACCCCTACAATTAGAGGGCGGTAAAACCCCATTAAAAAGTGGCTTTGATTTAATCAGAGCCTCTATAGTGATGGTACTGTCCTGGCCCTATGCTACTCGGTTCTTCATAAAACAATTTGGTAGTAGGTTAGAGGAATTATTAGAAGAACCTAATGACGATGTATTATTCAGCCTAGTAGAAACCTTCGTTATTGATAGCCTTAAGGAATGGGAGCCCCGAGTAGAGTTAACTGGATTAGAAATAACCCGAAATGACCTTGGGGGTATTAAACTACTTATAACTTATAGGGTACTATCTATCCAACAAGAGGATACATTTATATTTCCGTTTTACACTCAAATAGCAGTATAATGAATTTAACTCAGGATTGGGTGGGCTACCTTGATAGGTCTTACGAACAAATCAAGAAAAGCCTTTTAAATAAACTTACCACTAATGCACCGGAGATAACAGACTTATCTGAGTCTAATCCCCTTATCGTGTTAATGTCAGCCTTTGCGGGTGTTGGAGAGATGCTTAACCTTTATGTAGACTCCAATGCTAAGGAGGCCTTTCTTGCCACATGCCGGAGGTATGCTTCTGGTGTTAAGTTAACCAAACTAATAGATTATAAAGTAAAGGCCAGGAACCCATCCTCTGCTAATATCCTTTTTAGCTTAGTAGATGCAGATGGTAAATTAGCTACAACCAATGCGCCAATTACTATACCCCAACTTAGTGTAATAACTCCGGAGAACTCAACTACGGAGTTTTTGCTTTTGGGAGACGTAACCATACCAGCAAACGTACCCACTGCCTATGGTGTTGCCCAGCAATATGAGGAATTTTTGAACGTGGTAATAGGGGTATCGGATGGTTCAGCAAATCAAAAGTTCCCCCTACCCGACAAATATGTAGATGGTAGTTTGAAGATAACCATTGGTGCCGATGACTGGGTATACTATAGTTCATTCGGTTTAATGGGACCAACAACAAAAGGATTTACAGTTGACATAGAAGAGGATGGTATAGCTTATGTAATATTTGGTGATGGTACAAACGGATCAATCCCCGGCAATGGTTCAACAGTCTATGGAGATTATAGAGAATGTGAAGGAGCCTCGGCTAACTATCCACCCGGGTCATTAGTATTATTAAGCAATCCCCCAGCTCTACCTTTGGGGCTTAGTTTAGTAGTAAGCAACCCAGATTACTCTTCAGGTGGAACCAACTTCGAAACCTTAGCTGATATTAAAAACCATGCACCTCGTAGTATAAGGACATTAGAAAGGGCAGTAACCCGGCAGGATTACATAGATCTGGCAATGTTAGTTTTGGGAGTAGGTGCAGCAGAGGTAGATTACAGTTGTGGTAAATATGTAGATGTATATGTTGCTCCAACAACAAGGGGTATTGCTACACCGGTATTAACCCAAGCGGTAGAGGATTATCTAAACCCAAGGAAGATGGTTACAACCCAAGTAGATGTAAAGCCTGCTGGTGTAACTAGAACCTGGATAAAAGCAAAGGTAACGGGTAACCCATTATACACTCAAAAACAAATCCAATCGGATTTACTTGAGGCCCTGGACCAAGCATTTGGCACGGGCAATATGAAGATTAATAAAAGGGTATCTATTACTGATGTTATCGTAGTAGCCGAGAGCCTTAAGAGTATTGACACCTTTGAGGTAGAACAAGTAAAGGTAGAACCTTATGCCAGGCCAACAGGTAACACAGTAACTCCTTTAAGCATTACATGGGGTTTACCAAACACTACCCAGAAGTTTAGTTATAAGCTGGTATATAAATCAGCCACCAATAACTTTGAACTTTATAAGGCCGGTATATTCATGCAGACTATAAACATAGGTGCTGCATTCAACGACGCTGGGTTAATAAACTTTACTATAAATGCCGGGGCATACTCTAACAACGATAGCTGGGAATTTACAATCTTCCCAACCTATCCAGAAATATTCCCCACAACCATTATAAGCATAGACGATTTCAGTGCGGCCATTATAGATGTTAGCCCATTTATTGATGATAATACACCCCGTACCATTTTCTCACAGTTCACCTACGTAACTCAATAAGATGGATTTTAGAGATTGGTTTTTTAGGCAATTCCCCGAGTACCATCAGGTAAACGACTCTTACAAGGACATTAATGGTGAGGGTTTATTACAAAGGTACCTACGGGGTTTTGGCGTAGAATTAGATGAAGAGTTTATACCTTACATAGATAGCTTCATCGACATCATCGACTTGGAGAAATGCGACGATAAGTTCTTACCTTTAATTGCCTACCTGTTGGGTAGCCCCCCAAACATGGATGGCACTTATGCAACATATAGGAAGCTCCTTTTGTATGCTATAGCTTTATATAAGGTTAAGGGTACAATACAAGCTTATAATATTATTGCCAACATATTGGGTATGAGTATAACCATCCAAGAGGCTATCCCCGCAAAAAAGATAACCTACGATGATGACTCTAATCCCCATTACGATGAAGGCTTTATCTATGACTCTACCTGCGATAATTGCTCTGACTATACTATAGTATATACCGGAGCAGTACCACAGGAGACCTTAGATGCCTTTGATAAAATAAGACCATTCATAGAACCTATTAATGCTCACTTTGCAGGATTTGTTCCGGCTTAAACAAAATAACCATGTCCCAACAAAGATTAAGAAATTACAAACATGCCATCCTTAGTTTTGAGCATAACCTCTTTAACTTCGGATTACATACCCCGGGAAGATACGTAGGGTTTGACACATTGGTACCCATAGCAGGCCAACCCCTACAATTTAAAGTAGGACACTCAGCTACAGGCTTTACCTATAAGGACCAGGTTAATACAGCTAAAGGTCCCATCGGGGTTTGTATGAGTGCACAGGGGGTATTAATACAAGAGGATGCCGAAGTAGGTGGACCCCTTACTATTGAAACTAATGCGGGTAATGCAGAGACCCGGTATGACCTGGTGGTACTAAATCACCAATTTACTGTTGTAGATGGTGGGGCAGATGCAACCTATTCTATAATTAAAGGACCAGTAGGAAGTCCTACCAAACCAGTACTTGCCGATCCATTAACACAAATCGCCGTGGGTGTACTTGAGATACCAGCAGGTGCAGTGGATGTTAGCTTTTGCACATACCATAAAGCTAAGTGCCCAGACAGTGGGGATGGGGAGGATGCAAGGTTAGATTCACCCAATATTTTTGGATATGTTCAGCAAGAGAACTTAGGTACCAAAAGGGTAGCTCCTACCAATACCGGAGTAAGTGGTGCAATTACATATAACCTTTGGGCACTGGAGAATAATGGCAATGCCTTTGAGATATTACCCGCAGCCAACACAACAGTTGAGGGTTTAAGAATCAAGGACGTACCCCTACAACAGGGCACACGTATCTCCATATTTATAAATGACAAAGTCACTTTAAGAGAAGCGACTGTATTCAATGCAACTAACTACTTTACTGCGGGCTACAGACCCCTTAAAATTAATTCGGGTTTAGGTAATACATCGGTAGTATCTGCCGGTGGTTCCACCTTTGGTATTAAACCCACAACCGGGCAAATCTGGGAAATAGGTTTAATATTTTATGCAGGAGCCTGGAACGTATCATATATAGGTGGAGCTGCACCAGCTACCGGATTAAGCAGGGGTGATATTGTTTGGTGGTATGGAGATGTTAATGCCAACTTCGATGATACTGGTTTAGGTATTAACTTAAAGAATGGTACTGCCTTATGTAATGGTAATAATAATACACCGGACTTAAGGGGTAAGATATTAGCAATGGCCACTAACGTACAAGCTGCAGGCCAATTGGATATGACTGATGATGATACCATTACAGCTGGTGGCTTTAACCCTAACGATTATGTACTGGGTAATTATGGTACAACCCAAGGGGGAAGGATAAATACCTTACAACAAAATAACTTACCCAACTGCTTCTTTAATGTAACTGACCCTGGTCACTTCCACTATCTAAGCTCTGCCTCTGGGAGTGGAACTAAGTACCCCGGGCCTAATGACTACATTGCTATTGGGTCTAATGCTGCTAATGGTAACCAGGACTACGACTTATGTAAAACTGGAGTGCCAGCAACAGTTGCTAAGAGCTCAATTAAAACGACGGGTATTTCGGTAAGTTCAGGAGGAAACGGGGATAGCTTTAGTATAGTACCCCCGTTACTTATGCTAGTGGCAGTTATGAAGCTCTAAGGGCTTTCTTTGCATATGCAATGGCATTTCGGATTTCCTTCTTAATTTGCCCTAAATACTTATAAGCATTATCACTAAATCCCAGACCGAAATACTCAAGTAGTAAATCATCTGGGATTTTTTGTAGGCATTTTTCCTTGTCAACATTAATACGTTTGAGGATATAAGGGGGTGGGTTTAGTTGTACCTCTAAAACTAAAAAAGCATTCTCAGATAAATGCTCCTTCATAAATTGCATGGTTTTGTCGTAGTAGTAATCCTTGTCACTTTGGGGTTCTTCAAACTCCGCATCTTCCAAGTTTAATAAATTGTCGGTACTAATTATAGACTGGCTGTGTTTGTTAGTGTATGCACTCCGGAGAATCCGGTTCTTAAAATTACTAAGGGCATTAATTATCATACCCTTTAATACTCCTTCTGTTTCGTAGTGGTACTTATTAAATACATATATAAACTTAATATCAAAGAAACTCAAAATATCTTCATATGCTAATCCAAATCTTCGGGGGTCAATTCCAGAGGCAAGTTTTTTACGGAGTGGTAGAGTATCATCATAGATACGGTTGAATAATTCGACATTATAACCTTCAACCATGGGTTTTAATCTGCTTTCTTCCATAAGAGTTAATTCTATTTAGTGGGGTTAACAATTGAATAACAAATATATAACTATTGGTACTATATTGCAAAATAAATTGATAAACTTTTTTAATGGCCAAGAATAAGTTTGAGTTTGGGGTTGATTTTCAGGAGCTTATATTAAAGTATACAGTTACAGAGCAAATGGGGTTCAAGGCTCTTGAGTTATACGACGACACGTACTTTGCCACAATACACCACGCTATAATTGCTTATGCCCTAAAAAAATACTATAAGAAGTTTAAGCGTATTCCCGAGGAGCCCTATCTCCGGGAATCCCTGCGCACTATATACTCCACCGAAAGAGCAATGAAACTTAACCTCAACGAAGAGGACAAAAGTTTAGTTGAGTCTACCATTACTAAATTATATAATGGAAAGGTATCAGAGCCTGGGGTTATTATAGAGAAGTGCATTAACTTTGCCAGGTACGTGAAGTTCAAGGAAGAGCTAGAACAAATAGACATTGAACATTACGACTCATACGAAGGAGCTATTTCTAAACTCCAAAAAGCTAATACCGTAGGACTGGACTTACAACAGGACTATGGAACCTTCGTAGTTGGTGGTATAATGGACAGAGCTCATAAGAGGGATATAATAGGTGGTTCACGACCCACCCCCTTCTGGCAAGTTAATAACCTACTCAATGGTGGGGGTACAACTACAGGTTCAGTAATGGTTGTAATGTCCAAGGAAAAGAGGTTTAAAACGGGCTTCATGATTAATACAGCTATAGGTTATATGAAGATGCGTAAGAAGGTATTCTACCTTGACCTTGAGAATGGGCAAATACAAATTACAACCCGGACAGAGCAATCCATGACTAACCAAACTCAGGACACCATTAGCTCCGGAGATTATGATAGTAAGATAATAAAATTAATGCGCAAGTACAAAAGGATTGGGGCTGAGCTTGCCATTAAAAAATTCCCCTCATTACAAACTACCATGGCTCATGCCCAAAAATGGGTAGATGATATTAAAAGGGATTTCGGTATAACATTCGATGCAGGTATCATCGACTATGGGCCATTGCTTGGGAGTATATCTGGTAAGAACGAAGAGTTCGATAGGATAAGTGATGCCTTCCTTGATATTAAAAACTTCTCCGACCATAACAAACTCGATGCTATCTGGACTGCTGCTCACATAACCCGGGAAGGTAATAAAAGAATTGGTACAAAGTTTCAATCCACGGACATTGCAAAATGTATTGACATACCAAGGCACATTGATGCACTATTAGGTTTGCAGGAGAACGAAGAAGAAATGGAGGCAGGAGTAATGCGCTTAGAGGTTATTGAGCAGAGAAATGGTATGAGAGATGGCAAAGCATTATTTTGGGTAGATATACCAAGGCAGCGACTAAGAGAGTTCTCTAAGATTGAACTCCGGAGATATGCTGAACAGGCAGAGGCTGCCAAAACCATTGAGAAAAAATCCGATTTGTAGGTTATGCAACAATATAACAATTCAATAAAAGGTAAACTATATGCCTACTTCGATGGTAGACTAAGACTTAAAAGGTCCACTAAAGGTTGGAATAGAACCAACTGCCCCGACTGTGGTGGACATCATACGTTGGGTATCAACCTAAACCAAAGGAAGATACACTGCTTTAAATGCGGACTAAAGATTACCCCCATTGAACTGCTGATGCAAATGGAAAGGTTTGAAACCCTTGCCCAGGCTCACCAGTTCTTAAGAATACAACAGGAGTATGAATACTTCGACTCCTATACCAATCTCAAACCCCTTGAAACAAAACCCGTTGAGTTACCAGAGAGCTTTAAGCTAATCACTCAAGGAACTAATGCCTATGCTAAAGCAGCCCGGCATTACCTAAAAAGGAGAGGCTTCAATATAAACAATCTGGCACTCAAAGGAGTTGGTTACTGCACAAAAGGGGAATATGCCGGCTACATTATTTTCCCATTCTATAG